ATCAATTCATAATTCTGTAATATCTGTTCGGGGTTGTCATTAATAGCTTGTATATACTTATATTTACTACTAATCGGAAGCGCGTCATAAACTGCAAACGCATCTCCGTACTGCTGTATCAGCCCTAATGCTTTCTTAGGGCCGACTCCGGGGAACCCAGGTACATTATCTCCCTTGTCTCCGGTTAAGCACTTAAAGGATATGTACTCTTCGGGAGTAACTTCATAGTGGTCACTCCAGCTTTCTAAAGTAACCTCCTTTCTAGTTACATACGAAAATCGTCCCACACTCTCTGATACTAGTAAATCCCAGTCTCGGTCGCTCGAAATAAGCCAAATATGGTCTAAGTCGTACTCTTCTTTATGCTTTACTAAATGTGCCGCAATATCATCAGCTTCTACGCCTTTGTACCTTAGCACAGGATACTTCTCTGCTAGCACTGTGAGGGACTCTTCAAACTCTTCAAAGAACTCCTCAAATGCCATCTTCTCTTCTTCCGTCTGCTCAGCGACTTTATCCTTTCGGTTTTGCTTATACTGAGGGGAGATTGCCCTCCTATAGGAGGAACCCCCCATGTCTGCTGTAATAATAATTTTCTTACAGCCATAAGAAGTTGCTAGACTTTCTACTGTTTTATCAAACTCATAGCGAAAGTCAAGTGACCCTCTATGCTTCCACCTGAAAGCAAGATTGAGTGAATCTACAATCAAGGTCGCATTCTTACTTGCATTTAAGAGCTTTTCTTCAAAGTTAAACGCCATCTAAAAACTCCGGTTTTTCGTTTTTTAACCAAACAGATGCTTCCATCACATAGCAGTTCAGCCAGTTTATATACATATAATCGCTAGTCTTAGGCTCTAGCTCGGTTACTACAAATACAGTTGAGCGGTTGTACTTGAAGAAGAGTAAAGGCTTTTGATTACCTCCCTCTGCCTGAGCCTGAACTTTTATCCACCAGCGAATAAGATTATTTGTTTTTCGTGCAGTAAATATTCTATCGTTCAACGGGCTATCCGCATAGTTCTTTACTTCTATACAGTATATGTTCTTCGCATGAGGAACATATATGTCACCTTTTAAGTACGTGAGAGCCCCTGAGGCGGGGACTCTCTCGAACTGATAGCCTGTTGACTCTCTAAGCATATCTCTTACTAGGTACTCACCTCTAGCACCTTTCGCTCTACTATCTACCATACTAAAAGGAGGCGTACAAGGTTTTTTTAGGTTCTTGCGCCTCTGGCTCGCTTCCTGACTCTGTACTTTTTGAGGGTACTTCGTCTTCGTCTAACTCTTCTATTAGTGAATTCTTTCTTGTTAAAAACCAAGCTCTCTTCCGGCTAGCAGACATCTTTGTTGCTAGTGTTCTAGTTTGCTGACGTTGTCGCATTTTACTACCTCCACTTTGCTTAGAAGCGGGTGAGTCCAACCGTGGCTGACAATATAAGTATTTAGGTCTTCTTCTAATAGTACTTCTACCATCTTCTCTCTACCCGTTTCATCTAAAACATTAATTACTTCGTCTAGAAATAATACATTGATTCGTGACTTAGAGATACTACTCATAAGCTTACGAATTGCTATCAGGGTTGCAGTGTTAACACGAGCAAGCTCCCCAGAAGACAACGCTAATATATCTACTACATTACCATTGTCCGTAATCTGAACATTTAGTTTATCATTGGAAACGACAAACCCTAGCGTAAACCGTCCATCTGACAGTTCTGCTAGGTAGTGGTTTGTGAGCTCTTCCAACTCTTTAACTAAGTTTTCTATTTTATAGGCTACTAAGCCATTAGTACTGAACGCTTTCTTTAAAACCTCTAAGTTTGAGAACAAATCCCTTAAGGTCTTCAGCTCTGCCAAGCACTCGTCTAGCTGAGCACTAAACTCGGCAGACTGCTCCTCTATTACTTGGATTCGGGTGTTTCTCTTTGTGCGGCTCTCATTTTCTTTTGAGACCTTTGCCAGTTGTGCTCTAGCATCCTCCAGCTGCACTCGAATGCGTCGTAGCCTTCTATCAAGCTCGGCTTTATCCAAGCTATCCACCGGCAAGGAGTCATCAATACTTCTATAAACCTCGTTCCACTCTCTTTCAGTTCTTTCTTTATACTCAAACTGTTTATTGCTTTCTTTAATCTCCTCAATTCTATTCTCCAAGTTTTTAATTTTTCTAGATGCGCTTCTCACTCTCTCGTGTTCTTCATCTAGCAGTCTCTGCTTAAAGTAAGAGTCAATAGATTGCTCACAAGTAGGGCAAACATCTTCTAATTTACCCAACTTTTGTATAGCCCTCTGAGACCCCGTTACGACTGCTTTAAGACTTCCTAATTCACTTTGATCAGTGTCATAGGACTGCTTAAAGGCAACATCTATACTTTGTGCTTCTGCTAAGTTTATAGACTTAAGCAGGTCTTTAAAAGTATTGTTTTTAGAGATTTTTTTATTTATTTCAGAGATATTTGCAATCTCTGTCGTTAAATGCTGTAGTTCTTTCTCGTCTTCTTCCGTGTTTACTTCTAAATCTAACATGGGTAGTATGGAACTATCAGTCAATTTATTATCGTGCAACCATTTTTCAATGGTGGCTACCTTTGCTTCTTCAAAGGTTACAGCCGAAGATAAGTCTCTAGAGGCTGATTTAAAGAGGTCAAAGAGCTCTACATAGCGTTCTAGCTGTAGTAGTTCGATTAGAAACTTCTTCCTGTTAGTGTCAGTAGCGGTTAAAAACTGTAAACTAGCATTTGTGTTTTGATATACTAATTGAGAGAATGTTTTGAAGTCAACACCGACAATCTCTTGAACTGTCTTATAAGTGTTAGTAGCCGTATGGCTAGATATGTCTTCTCCGTTCTTCTGTAGTATAACCTTAGCAGATGTCTTGCGTATAATATCTATAGAGTACGAATCTGTATCCTTAGTAAACTCAAGGTGTATCTTATATCCGTCTTTTAAATATCTATTAGGGATGTCTGCTTTCTTAATTCCTTTTGAATTCTTATTATAAAGTGCTTCTTCAATAATAAGAGGTATGGAAGACTTACCCATACCGTTAGTGCCAATAATTTGAGTTACTGCACTCTCGTCTAGTAGTAGCTCGTTATCGGGGCCATAACTAAAACAGTTACTCCATTGTAACTTTTGCAGAGTAATCATTAAATACTCCTATGATGTCTGGGATTTTTGTTTCGTCTATTTCAAGAATATACGTTAGATACTCTGACAACTCTTCCTGTACAGTCATTTCTTTCGTCATCACTAGACTAGCTTCTGTACTTCGTTTTACAACTTTCTTATCAAGAAGCTCTGAGTTTTGTATCTCGGCTAGTTCCTGTATATCTCCTTCAACCTCGTAAATAGTATGGTGGAACTCAGTAGGAACCATCTCTTCCGCAGTCTGTACTGTTTTACGAATAAGCTGAGGTAGGTCAAACGGCTCCCAAATCCATGTCCAATCTACTACTTCATTGATTAGAATGTACCCAGTTTTAACTTCGTTTCTATGAAAAGAAGTCGTCATAGGACTACCTGGGTATATTAAGTTTCTCTGTGAATTACTATGTGCGTGTAGGTCGCCGGCAAATACTACCGGAAAGTCCTCGAACAAGTCTAAGTCCACCTCTGGCTTGACATGAGGAGGAATCTCTCCACGAACGTGTGTAAACAAAGGAAAGTTCTTTGGTAACTTATCAATGCTGCTCTTCTTATGTAGCTCACAATAAGGTAATATACTAAACCCTAAGTCTTTGTCTACATAAGATATATCTACTATTTGTATTAAAGGATTAATATCCCTACTAACTTGCTTTAACTGAGAGAAGAACGTCCTATTTTTCTTCGTAGCTTCGTGGTTACCATCATATATAAGCGTAGGAATCTTCACATTTCTAATAAAAGAAAAGTAAAGCTCTAGCTCTTCCATGCTGGGGATTCGATCAAAAATGTCTCCTCCAATGATATGCATACTACACATCTTCTCTAAGCTGTGAATCTGCTCAAAGAAGGATTTATAGCGGTTCAGAGACCAAAAAGCTGGGACGTTCTTCTGTCCCAGCTTGATGTGCCAATCGGCAGTAAATAATATCATCCGATTTTGAATTCGGCTTCTAGTGCTTCTTCATCTACATTGTCTGCGGAAGAAGAGTCCTCTCTGATGTCATCGAGCAAGGCCTTCTGAGCATCTGGAGTAGGACGAGGCATAACTTCATCCATAGACTTTAGATTTGCTACTAGCTCCAACTCGTCAGCTTCTAATGCCCGAGGCTTACACTTTAGTACTTGAAGCTGGTATTCTACGTTGTATGCTAGAGGGCCAGTCTTCACTCGCTTGAACTTAAGTTCCCAGCCAGTACTTGTGTCTGTAGGGTCTCCTAAGTCTTCTGCGGCGGTCATAACCTGCTCAAAGAGCTTCTTCTTCAGATTGACTACTTTGACTTCGCCATTATGTATGCACTGCATAGCATAGCTCCAGCCGCATTTAAGGTCGGGATAGTACTCTCGTACCCAATCTGTTTCTTTGTTTGTAAAGCGTTCTGCATTTCTATCAAAAGACATGCACTCGAAGGGAATGTTCTTGCCATTCTTGCCTTCAATCCAATACACGTAGCGGGCTAGAATGTCCCCAACGAGACGAAAACTGTTGTCCCCGTCTACATAAGTGTAAGTGTTGATTGATGATTTCTGTGCTTTGCCTTTAGACTGATTAAATGATAATGCCATGTTAGTGTATCTCCTTAGTGGGGGGACTTCCTTCGTACCTAAAATGAATCTCTCCATCTTCGTACTTCAGTAGCCTATTGTTGTCAGTAAATTGTAGTAGGTTTGTTGAAACAACGAACGGATCTAGTGAGATCTTATGCGTTGCTAAATAGTCGGCCAATGGCCTTATTGAAGCGAATGCTATATACACCGCCATCTCTTTATAGGTAAAACGATACCCATTATAAAGAAGCCGTTCTGGGTGAACCAAAAAGCTCTCTCCTTTAAAGTTTTGTTGATAGTAACGATAAATCTTATCGTACTTGTTTTGTGGGATTCTATTCTCAGTCAACATCCGAAAGACTCTAATAATCTCTTTAGGGCTTCCGTTAGTCTCTTCATATATCTTCTTCCAATCAAACAAGAGCATATATTATACCAAATTTACCAGGTAAAGTCAAGTAATAAATTTTCATAGCTGCTTAATTATATATCCTTCTTTCATGTAATACCCGATTCTGTTAGAGGCTTGCTTTGTTGCGGTCTGCCCTTTTAGGTGTATGTCTACAATCTTAGGTGATACCTTCCCATCCTGTTCTCTTATAACTCTACCTATCAACTGAGTCAGCAAGGGTTCATTGTTTATGGGGGTACCTAGAATGAGACAACTCAGGCTATTAACTGATATACCTTCGCTAAATATAGCTTGAGTTCCGAACAATATTTGCTTGTCTCCATGCAGAATCTTGTTTATGAGTTTACCCCTGTCCTCTAGGGGTACCTCACCCGTAACACATATGGCTTTCTCACCAACCAGTTCGGCGCAGGCTTTTAAAAAGTGAACTCGATCTGATACCACAAGTACCTTATGGCCTTTTGCGGCGTAAGCTGATGATAGCATTGCTATTAGGTGTCTATACTCTTGGTTATTAGATAGTGCAGTTACTCTATTGGCCCAAGGAGTCCTTGCGCCGTCGAGGAACCGTACATCTGAGCGTACAATATCTATGCTTGGCACCATGTAGTTCTCTTTTGGTGGCTTAAAGATTTTGCTGCCGAAGTAATCCCTGAAAACTACGTGCTTTCCGTCTTTTCTTTGGATTGTACCCGATAGCCCTATCTTATAGCGAGCATAGTTTGTGTCGACAATTCTGGAAAAAGTTGGGCTGCTTACATGGTGCATCTCATCAAGTAAAATTGTTCCGAATTCCTTTGCAACTTCTGGAATTTTTCTATACAAGCTTTGAGTGTTGCCTATAACAACTGGAGTGTTTATATCAAATTTTCCACTTCCAATAATGTCAGGCTTAAATCCAAATACTTTTTCTACTTCTTCTGCCCACTGGTTTCTTAGCGATGTAGTATGTACCACCACTAAGGTCTTCTGCCCTAGTTTTCCCGCTATCGCCAACCCCGTGAAGGTTTTGCCCCAGCTCGTCCAAGCATTGATTATACTGTTATCGTCTAGCTCGTCATAGACTTCTTTCTGTGAGTCGCGTAGAGTAAACCTAAACTCAGGAAACTTAACGGGTTTAAATAATCGCTTATCGACAACCTCATAGCTTTCTGGTATTAGGTCTACCCTACCGACGGGAATAGTAACAAGATCAGTACGAATCCGCGACATATTCTTAATAATAAGAGGCGGGTTGTGTGGGTTGTAAGATGGAATCTTATAAGTAAGCTCCTTAGTAAGGAACTCTTTATACTCCTGTGTTACTTCCAGATAAATCTTGTTACTAATAACTGCTTTCATTATAGTCCTAGGTCTTCCTTAGCCATTATATATTTCTTGACAAAATCGCTTCTTACAATGTCTTTAACTGTAAAATCAATCATATCAAACTCGTTCATACTTTTTAAGACTCGTATAAAGTCTTGTAGCCCTGATTTCTCTCTACTTCTCTCCGTAAAGTCTGTCTGTCTGAAGTCTCCGCAGAAGATAATTCTGCACCCTTCTCCAATACGGGTAATAATTGAGTCTAGCTCGTGAAAAGACATATTCTGACACTCATCTACAATAATCACGGAGTTCTTTAAAGTAACCCCCCGAATAAAAGAAGTTGTCATAAAGTGGACTAAACTCTGTCGTTTCAGTAGCTCGTAAGCATCGCCACGCTGGAAAAGCTCTATACAAATGTCTTTGTAGGGCTCTTCATAAACGGCTGATTTTTCTCTATCAGTGCCAGGGAGAAATCCCATGTCTCTAGTGGAGACTGCACTACGAATAATAACCGTTTGCTGGTAAAGTCCTTTACTCATGTCATCTAATGCTAGATATAACGAGATATAGGTCTTTCCGGTTCCTGCTACTCCATGTAGTACCAAGTTTTCTTTGCTTTCAAACGCAATTACTTGATTTTGAGTCAAAGGGTCTATCTGTTGTAGAACTAAATTT